CGGAAAGGCATGTGCCTCATTAGCTGCAATGAAGCGACGCACTACGCCATTCCCATCTGTGGCCTGGCCACGATATTCCTCAAAGGTGATGCCACCGAAGGTGAAGCCCCTGCGAGGATCCCCGCCAGAAATAGAGACAGCGGCAGCATGATTCAGATAGAACTTCTCGACATTCGGATGGGTAATCAAGGCCTTGAAAAATTCGGGTGAGCACAGACAGTGCACACCTGTCATCACCTCACCCATGAGGTGGTCCTCGATACGACCCACCACATCCATACAGATGCCCAGCACATCAGTGGTTGACACATCCAGGGCACAGTCCTGCACCGCTTGAGTAATGCCAAATTCATTGTAGAGGTTATAGAGCACCGACCCATCCGCATCCAAAATGATGCCCTTGAGTGCACCCATGCGCAGCCACTCCAATGTAATGGCATGTTTATTGCGCATGGCCGTCAAGCGGCGATTGATGATATCAGCCAGGGCCTGACTGGCCGCACCTCCGCCAAAGGTGCGCACACCTTCCCACTCATCGGGCATGATGGTGTCCTCGAGCGGAATGTGCGGAATCACAAAGGAGCGCATCTTGCGCTTGCCATTCTTCGACTGTGTGGGCTGTTCTCCCACATGCCGAGTGGGCAAGAGATTCAGCACGCCCTGATCCTCTTCCACCAAGATCGTGCGAGTGCTGACCCCCTCGGGAGGGAACAGGTTCATCTGATTCAATCGGCCATATTGATTGGGGATGAGATTGATGGCCGCTGTCAAGGTGGCCAGATCAAAGCCATTGGCGTCAAAGGGGTTAACTATTACTGTATTCATGCCTATGCCTCCTGTGTCATCAAGATACCCAGGGCCTTGAGCTGGCCAAGGGCGGTGTCTTTTTGCGCGGTAGTGATGCCATTAGGCCATACCAGGCCAGACGGCCTTAAAATGGCCTCACGGGCGATATACAAGCCCTTGGCATCGGCATTGGTGGCATCCACCGCCTCAATGAGGACTCCGGCAGCCGTTTGAGAGCCATCTGTCGCAGACGGATTGAGCTGCACTGCCTTACCCGTAGCCGTCACGATGCCGATCACTGTGCCCATAGCCAGATTACGGCCCGATGCCACAGTCACGACATCCCGTGAGTAATAATGTCCATCTTCCTCCCAAGCCACTACATCAGAGATGTATTTGGATTCTGTCAGGGTTGCCATAATTATTCACCTCTCTTAAATTTTGCCTTAACTGCTGTTATCAACGGGTGTTCGGCCTGGTTCTTCTCCTTCCACCCATCATTCGCCGTCATAATTGCAGCAGACGCCTTCTGCTTCGCCTCCAACACCGCAGACCGCACTGCCTGCAGATCAATCTTGGTAGAGGTCAACAGGCTACCAGCCAAAGAGTGCATGTCTGCAAGGGCACAATAGCCCAGCACCTCCTGCACCACTGCCAGCATCTCCTGCCTGCCCTCTTCCTTGGCCTGTTCCAACAAGAGGTCTATCTCTGCCTTTGCCTTGGCCACAGCGGCATTTGCAGCCTCATTTTTTGCGACCTCTGCCCCTGTCTCAGTACGCGCCTCCAATTCATCCAACACATCTTGCTCAAGATTTGTCATCTTTCGTCTCCTTGTTGTCTGTAAATTCAAACCGGCCTGACTCATGAAATCAGACCAGGATATAATTTGATCCACCAATTTCAGCTTGACGGCCTCATCCGCCGTAAAGATGCCGGCCTCCGTGTCAGCCACAACTGACGGAGACATCCCTCTGTTCCTCGCCACTGTTTCAACAAATAGCCGATACACCTCATCAACCCGCGCCTGCAAAGTCTCCCTTGCATGGTCAGATAAGGGTTGATGAGGCGTCATGTCATTCTTGTATTTCCCAGCGTATATGGCGGTATATTGCAGGCCCGCCTGCTCATCGGCCTTGCTCTGGTCCACATGCTGGGCAATGACACCCACAGAACCCACCATGCCAGTAGGAGGCATGAGCACCCGCTGTGCCGCAGAGGCCAAAAGATAAGCCGCTGAAAAGGCCGTCTCATTGACAAACGCCAAAATGCGCTTTCCTTTGGCACCCTTTTTGGACTCCACCACCCCACGGGACCAGATATAATTGGCCAAGTCAAAGGCACCGTCCACCTCGCCGCCGCCAGAATCGATATCAAAAACAATGGTTTTTACATCCTGCGACTCCATGGCGGCCTGAAATGCCTTGCGAATCTCCGTATAGGTAGTCAGGCCCGAAAGGGCATTGATGCCACCCCCGCGATGCGCCAAAGTGCCGATTATAGGAATGATGGCCACGCCGTTTTGCACCAAATCAAAGGGTTCAGCAGCCGGAGCAGTCACGGTCTGCTGTATAGGCGATTGCAAAACCATGCCCTGTTGTAAGGGCGACTGGCCGGCCGCCCATGTGGCCTCAATTCCAATCCTGTCTTGCAATGCCCGCATGATCACACTTAATTTGTCAGGGTGTATCATGAGCGGCTTGTTCAAAAGCCTCGATGCCAAATATGGGTATTTCAATTCTGCACCCCCTGTGCCTGCACACGCCCCTGGAGTGCGCCATTGCGCGCCACATCCCGCGGGGTTGTGTCATAAATCAAGTTATATCTGTCGGCATTGGCAAGGTCATGGGCGTTCTCGGCGTCCACATCCTCGATGTCCCTGCCGATCTCAGAGATGGCCTGCGACCTGGACTTTAGACCTGCACGAATGGCCTTGATCTCACTCTCCACATCCTTTTCAGGATCCACCCATTCCCAACCATCAATGCACCAATGCACACGCTGCCACTGTTCTGGATTATCAGTATAGCCTGGCAGGTCCAAAACACCGGAAAGCACCGCAGCATTCAGCGCACGGGACAGAATGGGTTGGCAAAAACGAAACACCAAGACATGGTAAACCAACTGCTTGATATGCCTCTGAAATTCCAGATTGCCCGCTCGAATACTGGAATAGTTTGTATCCGCCAAGTCCCCTGTCAACTGGGCATATGTAAGCCCCATACCCTTGGCCACACGGCGCTCCTGATGCTTGACGAAGATGTCATACTGCCCACCCACATCCGCAGGCTCAGCCATCTTGACATCATAACCAGGCGGCAATTCCGTAAAGGTGCCAGGCTCCAACTCCACCACATTGGGCTCTGTCTCCTCACCCATGCGCGGGGGGTTGTATGGGCTGGCAAACTCCTGACGCAGAATAAAACCTCCGAACATGGCCGCAGTCTTCTTACGCACCAGCTCCGCGTCGTTGTATTGACACAACTCATGCAAAGGCAAGATGATCTGTGCCAGCCAAGGCCTGCCGCGACGCTGGCCTGGCCGAATAGGCTTAAAAAGATGCACTACATCCGATGCCGCAATACGCAGCCGTTCCTGCGTGACGGCCTCGGCAGGGTGATTGCGCCAAAAGAAATAGTTCTTAGGCAGGCCCTGAGCGTCAAACTCAATGCCATAACGGATATTGAGCCCGTCAGAATATGTCTCATCCAGATAATCAGGCTCAAGTAACTGTATTTTAAGGGGATTTTTTGAATCAGACCAACGGAATATACCAAAACACTCCCCAGACAAGATCATGGTGCGCACGGCCAGGGCCTGCATACCATAAAAATCGCAGAGCCCGTCAAAATCACAGCCCTGCACAAAGGACTGCCACCAAGCCTGCAGCTGATCCCTGTATTTTGCATTGACATCCGATAAGACCCAACGGGGTGTCACGCCCTGGCCCACGATATTGGCCACCAGGGTGTCCAGCCCAGCAGAGACCAGCTCGTTATTGCGCTCCAGTTCACGGCTGCGATTGCGCAACACCGCGACGGAGTCCATGGCAAAGCTATTAGGCCCTAAATTGGCCATGCCCCATGTGCGCAGACGCCGGCCTGTGGATGCGGCCTCATAGCCACCGGCATAATTCGAGCCGGCCAAAAACCTCGGCAGGAAGGAGGATAGGGTGCGCTTGATATTCTCAAACATGGCTAAATCCCCTTGCTCGTGGCCACTCGTTTGTAGCCCGTAAATGTGCCCTGCTGTACCGCCAATTCCCTGACCACCTCGGCACGCAGGGCCTTCAAATCCGCCAGGGAAGACACGGCAAACTCTGTGCTGTGATCGCCAACCACGACCTTCGTAACACGCTTGCCCGTGGCCATGGCCAAAATCGCTTTGTCTATGTTGATGAGGTCTG